CCCCCGCCCCCCACACAGCAGCCCGTTGTCGGCCCGGTGGAGGTCAATCCGTCCACGGCTCCCGATGTGGCCCAGATGTCCACCGCATTCAATGACATCATTGTTCGTGCGCTGGATGGAGTGCCTCAAGACCAGAGGGGCTTTACTTGGAGAATGGACAAGGGACAGAAGGGTGGCCCTGTGGTCATCTTCGGAAAGCCTACGGCTGCTGAAATCAATGCCGTTGCCAATGCCCCTGGGCTTCCTGATGCGATCCGCAACAATGTCATTCAGTTCCTTTCGGCTATGGGCCAGGATGGTGCTAGGCCCATCTTCCGGGGAACCTATGTGAATCTAGATTCCAGAGGTCTTTCCTGGGTAACGGAGCAACGCCGCCGGATCGGCAAGGACTTCCAGTTCGTCGGTGAACGGGTGTTTGTCCCGATCCTTATGCGGACATCTCCTGAGTATCACCACATCCGTGAGAACAAGGTCATCAGCAGGACTGAGTACGACAAACTCTCCGAGGCCGAAAAAGGACTTTATGCTGAGAAGCAGGGGATGCGTATGCAGATCTTCAACCTGGAGAACCACCAGCAGAATGTGAACATTGCGTTCAGCGAAGGTCTTCGGATGCGTGACAAGGACGGCAACCCTACCGGCTTCATCAAAGACCCCGAAGGAAATGACTACACGGCTGCTCGTCTTCGTGAACTTTTCTTCGACGATGTCGAGTTCAACTCGCTTGCCGACACCTGGATGCGTCACTACATCGACGGAGGCATCATTGACCCTACTGCCGAAGGTGCGCCGGAAGGCAAGATAGTCGAGCCTTCTGCCGTCGTGCTTGGAAATGGAGACATCGAACTGGGTGCTGCTCGTCGTGACGCTCTCCGTGCCATCTTCGGAATCACCACCAGAAAGGGTCGTGTTCTCATCAACAAGAGCAACTACACGGGTCGTGGAGAACAAGTCACCCGTGGTCTCCTGTTTCCGTTCCGTTCCTTGGGCCAGTCCGTGACACCGGCGCAAGGTCTCTGATGTCATATGAAGTACACGCCCGTGGATCGTACAATATGGCCGCCCCTGAACTGTGGCAGAGGGCTTCCAAGGAATTCGTCGAAAATCACCCTGAAAACACTCCCTTCTCTACAGTTGTACGAGTCCATAGACACGCAACATTGCCTGGTACTGAAATCGTCGAGAGCGTCTCTGGTGGAAACAAGTTCTTCAATGTGTATGTTGAGGGACAACTGCTTCCCATTGCCCCGTCCAATTTCGATGATGCAGTCGCCCTGTCCTTGAACAAGGTCAAGGAGGCCCAGGAAATGGCCGACGCAAGGGCTTATGCAGAAAAGTTGTTCAAGGAGGAAGCACTCCGTGAAGAGCGTGAAAAGGCCAAAGCCAAGAAGGAAGAGGTTAAGAAAGAGGCTGCCCGGACAAGGGCAGAGCAGAAACTGGTCGATGAGGTCAACAGGCAGAACAAGGAGTGGGCAAGGCAGATTGAGGAACTTGCCCGTCGTGAAGCCCAGATCGTGGCTGAAGGTGAAAGGGCTGCCGCCAGGTCTGCTGAAGAATACAGGAAGGCTGAAGAGAAGAACCGTGCTGAACTTGAAAAGATTCAGAAGGAGCGTGAGGAAATCAACCGTCGTCTCCGTGAAGACATCGAGGCCCGTAGCCGTCAAGCCATCGAGGAAGGCGAGAGGAAGAACCTTGAGCGTAACCTGGAAATAGAAACAGAGAGGGCTAGACGGACACGGGAACTGCGTGAGGACATCGAGGGCCGTTCAGCGCAGACAGCACAGGAGGAGGCCGCAACGCTCGCCGACGCACTCTCAAGCAACGCCCCGGAACTAGACCTTGCTAAGATGATTATGGATCAGGTAAAGGGCGCTAAGGAACTACCTGTCGTCGCTCAAAACCGTCCTCTAGTAGTCCGTCGAGTCATCGGTGGGAAACCCTTTGTCCCAAGGGGTGCTACGGATGTACCCGGCTCTACTCCCCAGGGATACGCCGGTGACATCACCGCATCCGCTATCCTTGGAAGCCCTGAATACAGTCAGACTGTCGAAGCCCTCAACAGGTTCTATGGCGGCGGCGTAAGGATGGGCGTAGCCGTAGAGAGAGCCTTGAACAACATCTGGGCCACCGAGATGGGGCTTCAAATCACGGCTCTGGCAGAAAAGGTGAACCGGGCTGGAGACCCTGTCTATAAGTATCGTCTGTACGGAGCCAACGGCTCTCTCCTGTATGAGACCGAGAAGCAGGACGCATTGCTCACAGCCGTGGCTGTAAACGAGAATCGTGAATATGAGCGCCGTTACAAGAAGAAGCAGTCTACTGCCAAGGAGGACTTGTCCAAGGAGACGGCACGGCAGATTAAGTCCGGCTCGATCTATGACACATATATGCGTCCGCTTGAGCGTGAAGAAAAGCAGAGGGCTATGAAGCAATGATTAAGGCCATCATACAGGTCGGCCTGGTTCTTGCCCTTACCGGCTGCTCGACGATCAAGGGGTGGTTCTCAAAGGATGATGAGCCGCAGAAAGTCGTTGTTACCCAGTCTGCCAACCCAAGCGATATGTCTAAACTTGGAGACAAGATTGACAAGTCTGACAGCCGGGTGGCTGCGGCAGTCACAGTTATGGTTGAGAACAAGGACAAGCCTCCCGTAGTTGAGGCCGAGGGCAATCTAGCCCTGTCCTACCTTCCCAAGCCTTCTGACGGCGATCTGGCCTTCGCCAGGGCTAGGGCAGCCAAGGCTGACCCGAAGGACTACATTGAGCAGTCCAAGTTCGCCAAGGAGTTCCTTGCCAGTCTAGACAAGGAATGGAAGGATGCCCAGGACAAGTCCAAGAAGAACGCCGACGACCTGACTGCCGCCCTGACCAAGATAAATGACCTTAACGCCGAACTGGGAAGAGTCCGAAAGGATGCGGAGATTAATCTACGCAAGGCAGAGGCCGAGGGTAGTAAGAACCTGTGGACTCTGGCGGGGGTTGGGATGGTCGGTCTTGGGGCAGTCGTCAGCGCCTTTATGGGCATACGAACCGGCGGCGTACTGATCGTGTGCGGTGCTTTCTGTGGTGCTATGCCTTATATCTACGGCTCTGAATACTTCGCCTGGACTGCATTTTCCACCCTGCTCATAGCCGCAGGACTTGGCCTGTGGAGGCTGTATGACTACATAAAAGACAAGAACGATGCCTCCCAGCAGCAATAACCCAGACGACTATTCCGTGGTCGTAAAGGACTCCGTCATCGCCTCTGCCTTGGGGATGGCTGGGATGGCAGCCCGTATCTTGATCGATACCACGCCCTTGTCCAAGGGCTGGATTATAAGGCGTGGAATCGTGGCCGGGATTGTAAGTGTATTCTTCGGATTCTGGGTGCAAGACCATATCCAATCCTGGGGGCCGAAGTTCTGCTCCATTGGTCTGGCCGGGGCTATGGCTCCAGAGATATTGGATGCCGTGTTGAAGCGAGCAAAGAGCAAGATTGATTCAGACATCAACGAGAATGGAAAGAAGCGGAAGCGAAAGTAATCTGTTCTGGGTTGTCGGCCTCATCCTTGGCATCGCTTGTGGGTGCGCCATCTACACAGCCATTGTGATAGAGACAACTCTGGCGGCCCTTAAGAATTCTAACACGATGGTCGTTCTTATCGGCGCTAACTCCTTCGCATCCGACGACCCGGCGCTTGAGCGTCAATTGAACCAGGCATCGAACACGCTTCAGATTGCCTGTGAAGTTTCCTATTGCGTCGTGGCAGTAGGCATAATCATTTCCATAGGACTTGCGATCAGGCTGCTGAAGAAGTGAACGCTCTGTGAAGTCGGTTGCCGCTTGACACCAGGACTGCCTTACTAATCATCACACGCAAGGTTCTGCGTGGTGAGGTTGTGGCAATCGTCGTTGTTGTGTCATAGGAGCCGCAGAAACCCCAGCAACAAGCGTTTCTCACCGGCGCTTGTTGCGCCCCTTTAGGACTAAGTCACTTATCTTGTAGTAAGTCTTGGTGATGCAACGGCCCGTGTCCTGGTCAAACGACATCACACGCTTTGATTCAATGGACTTCTCTTGTTGTAACGCCCTCCTGATCCTGTCGAACTGCGTGTCCTTTACGCCGAGTTGCTTCTTCCATTCATCCCGGCTCTTGTAACCGGGAGGCACTATCTGTTCCTCCCTGTTTCTGTTCAGATAGGAGTAGATGTTCTTAAGGGTGCTGTTTCGCATCGTTGTTTAGTTTGGAGTAAATCTCGTCTCGCATCTTTCTGGATGTCTCAATGTCCTTGGTCAACCTTATGTTGATTGACTTCTTAAACTTGATTATGCGGAAGTAGTAGTAGTGTCCGGGCGGCTTCACCATATGATGGTTTTCCGCAAGCGGCCTAGGCTCGTAGTTCGTGACCCTCTTTCCTCCGTCCTCAATCTGCTCCACATTGACCAAGCGCAACGCCTGTTCCATCGTCAGGCCGAGAGACCTTGCCCTCTCCTGAAGATCAGGAAGATTGGCTGCCGTTATGTTTTTCCTCAAGGAGCCTCTGTAGTCTGGCATTTTCTTTCTGTAGTTTTTCGCCCCTGTCCCAGTAAGACCTGGCAAGGTCTCCCAGACGAAGGACTTCGTGGTTCAGCCATTGGAAGTGTTCATACCTAATCTTTATGTGTTCCTGGTCTTCTGGAGTGTCTTCGAGATTACTCATCTTTTTTATAATCGTACATATTCCTTCTTACTGATTCCGGCTTGCATTTGAATTTCTTCGCTGCCTCCTCGATGGAGCATTTCGCCGTCCAGGCGTGATGTGCGGCATCCTTGGCAGCACCGTACCTTGATCGCCCGGAGGATGTCTTCAGACGAATTCCGTTCCTTGCGGCGCAAGACCTTATTGCAGACCCGCTGAAACCAGTCTCCTTCAGCATCTCCTCATAGGAAAGGCCACGCTTGGCAGCGTCCAGTATCTTGGACTTGGTGACTCCATAGCCGTTGGTGTTGGAGCCACGGATGTGCTTGCTCATTCTACCGGCTTTGCGTCTGGAATGATGGCCCCGCCGGAAATGATGGCATCGTTGAGTTTGCGGATTATCCCGGCAAGTTCTGCGTTCTTGTCAATTTCCCTGTCCAGCGCCGCATCCAGGTAATCTACATTGTTCTGCAAGCGATCTAGTTCGGACTTGAGCAACGCATAGTCCTCCCACCTTACCCACTCTCCATTGGGAGACTCCCAATGTGGGAATCCAGAATGGTAAGGAGTTTCCTTGTTCGTATATCTTTTGGGCTTCTTAATCATTGTCGTTGTTTCTGATGTCAAAGGTGTCGTTAGGGATTACGGCGAATTGATCGGTACGCATATGACGGATGACTCCGTCTTTCTCGATTACAATTGCAAAGATGTCATTGCAGTAAGTTCCTCCGTCACGGACATAAAGTAGATAGCCGTACCCCAGGGGGGTCTTCACCGGGATGGGGTTGCGGAATTCGTGAATCATTACTTGCCTTCCTTTGCGGCGAGCCAGTCCTTCAGCGCCTTGCGTCTCGCCTTGTGTGCATTGGTGTCTGCCAACTTGGCAAACTCCCACAGTTCATCCCCTGCCTTGGTCAGACGCTCGACCTGTGCTTGCAGTTCCTCGTTAGGGATGATGGTGCGGGTCGTGAAGGCGTTCAGACGCTCGACCTCGGCCTTGAGGCGGGCGTAGTCGGAATAAAGAACCCAATCGCCATCATCGGCTTTTTGCATCTCAAGATGGTATCGCTTCGGTTTGCTCACGACTGCTTGCCCTCCAAGAAATCGCATCGGTTCTGAAGTTGCTCGTTGTCAGCAGTCAGCCGCTCGACCTCGGCTTTGAGGCTGGCGTAGTCCTCGTAGCGGACATACTCCCCATTCGGACTTTCTTCCGTTCCGTAGGAGATTTCTGGCAGTCGCAGGGCGTATCGCTTCGGCTCGCTCACGGCTTGTAGATCTCTCCGTTTGGGAAGTACCATCCCTTGCCGAAGCGGTGGGCTTGCTTCCCGATGTAGTCTTTGCCGATCACTCGGAAGTACATAAATCCGTTCTGCCAGCGTAGGCTGCTGCTCATCCTGAAACTGTATTCGGCCTCCTCCTGCAACCCGGCCCAGCCGCACAACCACGCTGCGCCGCCGTCAAAGTTCTCGATGTTCAACTGCTCCAGGCGGTGAAGGTGTCCCATACAGAAGCCTCCACCTGGCGTACCGAATGTCCGTGCGTCCTTAAGCAGGGCGTTCTGCCCGTGGGAGAATCCGTGGATGAAGGTGATAGGCCCGATGCGGATGACCCCTTCCTTGACCGTATAAGGCTTGATTACCTTGCACCCGTTCTGGCGCAGGGTCGTCCGCATATCCTGCTCAACTTCCCGCATATCCTCCTGATCCCTGATGGAGTCCGTGTTGGCGATGATTTGCCGGATGCGGTCATCGTGATTGCCGTGCAGGAAATGGGTCGGTCTGTATGCTTTAATCCACTTTGCACCGGCATTGAAGTCCTCATCCAGACGCTCACGGCCTTCCTTGGACTGCCTGTCAACGCCACGCCTTGCCCATCGGTAATCCCAGTTATCGCCCAGGTGTACCCTGTACTTGGGCTTAACCCTGGACACGAAGGCTAGGATGGCGTTCAGCGTGTCAGGGCAAGCCTTGTCCCCGTGGTTGTCGCCCATAGCGACAATGTCGTAGGACTCGCTCATTGGCGCTGTCTTTTGATTGATCGCTCAGGCGTTGGTAGATTGTACCTCTCACAGTAATAGTACACCCCACGCCTATGGATCTTAAGCAGCCTACAGGCTTTTGACATACCCATCTTAAGAGCAAGGTAGTAGCCGACACGCTGTTTTAGGCCGTGCGGAATGTCTCCAAGATACTGGCCGGACTCCACGATTTGCTTGGCCTTGTCGTCGTGCATATCTGCCGTGATGACATAGGGGAGGTCGTTCTCCTTGGCATAGCGGATGATGGACTTTACCTTGACACCCCAGGACATTGCGGCAGATGACAGGGAGCAGCCGGTCTTTCTTACCATATCGTAAGCAAGCGCAATCTTGCCTTTAGGACGATCAGGTTTCCTTTGTTCCTGTGGTTCTCCCTGGGGCTGCATAGCAGCCATCAGTTCACGAACCCTGTCTGGATGAAGAAGTTTAGCCTCGTTCATCTTCCATCAGTCGCTTGGCGTAATTGAGGATAGCCATAATTTCCTCGTCGGTAATCTTGGCAGTCTCGACCTCACGGATGGTTATCTCCATCCTGTTAGATGAGCCGGTCATCTCGTCGAGGGGTTCAAGTTCATCCTGCTCCTGATCGTTAGGGTCTCTCATAGGAAATGTCAGAAGGGGACTTCGTCAATCGTCGGTTCGTCTTCAATCTGCTCCTCCTGTTTGGCCTTTTCAAGGCCGGGAAGAGGGGCATAAGCACCAGCAGACGCATCGAGTGCATCACGGAACGCCTTGTCCTTGGCGCTAATCTTGCCATTGTAAGGCTTGGGCTGATAGTTTTCACGCCACCACTTGAGCGAGTTCGGAGGAAGGGAGCCAAGGGTCTGTCCCTTCTGCTTGCCAAACGGGATGACAAAGTCACGCCAAGACTCATTGCCTCCAGCGTTCTTAACGACCACCGGGTCGGAAGGCTTGTAGTCATTTCGGAACGCCACGGTCTTAGGCTCTTCCTTGGCCTCCTTGACAGGAGCAGCATATGATCCAGAGGAGATGTCATCGAGGCTGGGGGGATTCCAGCGGAAACGGGTTCCGTTCTTGGTCTTGCCATCATAGCGTCCCTTGGGGTCAACGATACCCCAGGCTTCGGGGAGGTCATACAGATAACGGCCAATCCCCAGATTTACCACGGCCCTTTTCATTGCGCCAGAAGCAGCAGACTTGAATGGGTCGATGTCTCCATTGGCCTCGACTTCACAAGAGCCGGAAACAGTACGGGAGAACAGACGCACCGGGTCGCCTTCCTTGACGGGAGGCTCGATGGTGATGGTCACGGTGCAGACAGCCCTGTCGCCGATCTGCTTGAACTCTTCGGTGTGCGACCAGGTCGGGCCGAACACTTCGTCCAGGCGTTCCATAGCCGCCCGGTTGTCGATGTAGGCAAGGCATCGCACCCAGATGGAGCCGTCCTGCTTTTCACCGCAGGAGCCGACACGCCATTCGATGCGGTCAGAGGAGAAGGGAGCCTTGAGTTTGTTTAGCATTTCTTCGTGGTTCATATTATTCGATATCGGGTTGGAGGTGGAAGGGGGTTACCGGGTTTGAATTCTGATACGACTTCCAGATGTCGAATGACGCTTCGTGGTTGCGCCAAGCGGCATTGAAAGAGTCAAGGACATCGGGGTGCAAGTCACGCCCGTGGATGTCATTGAACTGCCGGAGTTGATGGAACACCTTCGACAGTTTGTCGGACAGGTATGTTACCTGGTCGTCGGTGATACGCAACTTGTCGTCAAGGCGATCAACTTCCATTGAGGTCAGCCGCAACAGCGACTGGATGTCGTTTGATATTGAGTGATTCATAGGCGGGAACAGGCTGGGAACTGTGGTCAAGGGTGTCAACAACTATTTTCAGTTCACGCAAGATTTGTGCAAGGCCCATTCAAGGGCCGCCTCCCGCGCCATCCTGATGTGCTTGCAACGGCGCTCACCCTGGCTGCCGGACAGGTTGAAGATCCAGTACGGACAGGTGCAAGTCTCCAACTTGATGTCCACGACATACAGTTTGAGTCCATAGACGAGCCAGACCTTTGGGAGGTTTGACTCCATCTGGGGCTTAAGAGTGTACCGCTTTGAAATACTCCCGCACTCGTCTGAGGAATGCTTCGCCGGTCTCTTTGTTGTTGAATCTTTCGAGGAGGGTTTGCCCATTGTAGTTCGTCGTTATGATGGTTGTTCTAAGATTGCTTGTACGCTCGTCAATGATGGCGAAAAGGTCTGACTCGAAACGCTGGGTCAACCTCTCTTTGCCAAGGTCATCCAGGCACAGCACCGGGACTGTGCATAGGAACTCAAGCACCTGTCCGTGCTTCTGGTTCTCAAAGCCCTTTTCAATGGCCCCTTCAAGTTTACGCATAGGCAGCCATACCGCCTGATCGGGAAATGACTCACGCCAGAGCCTGTTGAATATGAGCCAAGCGGCCCTAGTCTTTCCTGCGCCGGTGACTCCGTGAAGAAGGATGGAACGCTTGTCTGATTCTGACGGCGACCAGGATGTGGCTGCCTTTAGGTTTTCGGTAAGTCTGTCGAGGTCTGTGTCCAGGAATCCCCTTGGATAATCTGGATGATGCTCCATCCAGACAAAGCCCTTCTCAAATACTTTATTATAATCAAAAGGGAACTCCCAGTACTGGGTCTTCCCAGACTCGGCACAAGCACGACAGGTGAAGAACTTCTTCAACGCCTTCTTGTTCGTGTCGTAGGCCGGGGTGATGAGGCCGCCGCACCCTTGGCATTTAGCCTTCATTGGTTCTTTTTAGTTCCTCGTTAAGCCTGTTGATCTCCTCACGGAGTTCACCATTCTCCTCGGCTACCTTTTGATACAGTTCAAAAATCTTCTTGTAGGCCCAGCGGTGTACAAACGGATAGCACACCTCACACCGGCAGTCGTGATGCTTGGGCGGCGCAATGAAGTGAAGATGGTCTGAGAACTCTTTCATCTCTTCAAGGTGGTTGAGTACTCCTTCCAGCCGTCCTCCGTATAAGCACGGAGGTTAAACTGTATCAACTTGTCATCCCAGATGATGTTGTATGAGTAGTCCTTGCTGTCTACCGATGCGTTGCCGTAGCCAGGGAAAACGAAGTTCTCGATGGCATTGGCTGCCACATTCATTGCCCAGGCATCGAAGCCCAGCCGGTTGATTAGTTCTTTAGAAACCATTGTTGTGGTCGTTCTTGGTCAGAATTTTAGAAAAAGATTTACTATCCTTCCAAGTCTTTTTTTCGGGGAATAGACCCTGCCAGTCATTAGTGATAGATCGCTGAATACAGGCCACCGCCTCGTCCTCTGTCATTGCTGACAGCATCTTCAGTTGCTTGTCCTGGGCAAACCGGGAGAGGCGCTTCTTGGTCTTAGCCCTGTATTCAATCCATTCCTTCCAGGCATCCTTGAACTTCTCTGAATGAGGAAGGGGGGCTGGGGGGTTATTATCATTTCTTTTATCCTCTTTATTATATGGG